CAAGAATGGATTCTCAACGCGTTAACAAACGCAACGATGGTGCGCGCAAGGCGAAAGCTTCTGTGGCCACCGCTGACCAAAACTCGGACAAGATCCCTGTGGCGGTTGTCCTCCCCAATAGGGAGGCAAAAGTCCTCCCCAAGAGAGAGGCGAAAGGCAAAGCAGGCGGTAGCACGTCTAGCGATGCAAACGGTCCCGTGATGGGCCCGTCTGAGGGAACGCGCCCAATAGCGCGACTCCCAAAGAAAGGGGACAAACCACCCCGTCCTGTTCCAGTCGTGTTCAAGGATCTCAGCGAGTGGGCGAAAGCCTACCAGCATGCGATTCCTGAATGTGACGTAGCGGCCATCGCGTATTGCAAGCAATTTGGCATTTCCTATAGGGAGTGTAAGAAAGCTTTCAATAATCACAGTGTATCTCATATTTGCCGGGACGAGGCATTTCTGAAGGTCATTGTGGCAGAAGGCCGCGGGAAACAAACTCTAACTGTGTTGGATTGGTTCGGCTCCGGTCGTAATTTCAAGATAAGTCCCGAATTCGGGCCCTTTGGAAAGACGCCCGTTGGTGCTGAACTTGTTCCTTCCTCGGTTGCACTGAGTATACGCTACACGATGGCGCCTGATGTTCCTATTACAGGGGATCACGCGCGAAATCTGGGCGACGCAAAGGTGCCGCTGGGGGAGGATTCTTACGACGTTGTCTTGGTGCAAGATGTATACCACGACGGCCCGACTCCAACCAGCCCCTTCAGTCCACAAACTTGTTTGTGGCTCTGTGGATATGCGAAGACGCACCATATCTACATTGCAAATCGCTCGTTCCCCGGCATGATGGGGGCGGATGTGATTGATGGGAAGAAGTTTGAACAGGTGTTCTACCGTGACGAACATAACATGATCATAAGCTCTCCGGAGCCTAATGGCACCGCGTACGCCAGCCATCCAGACACCAACTGGCTCTTTGATTTGAGGAGCAAGGATGGTGTGGACATCACCCAGTTGCAAAAGATTGGGCCGTTCCATTTGGTTCGCGTCGCGGCCACGCATCACAAAGCACAACCACTCGGGGTTCAGGTAGCGCTGACCCCTTGTTTCGATGAGGTGAAAATCCTTGTTGATCGGAAGCTAGTGTTGTTTGGACGCCATTACCCGTGTTATGGGAAGGAAACGCGCACTATTTTGGTGCACGTTCCGACTGTTGCGCAGTTCGGTTTGAAATTTGGTCTCAAGCAGGCAAATGGGCAGATCATTGATTCTGCCCTTGCTACGGTCCAGCGGCGTCTTGAAGACGATCCTCAATACAGAGCGATCGCCGAGCGTTTTCCTGACCGTGCGCGAGAAATCATTTCCGGCACATTAATGGCCGTGATGTACAACGAAAGGAAGCGAAACATCGACTTGCTCCATGACCTTCGGGTCACTGGAGTATTGCACGAAGATCGCTTGTCAGTAGTTCGTTCAGGCAACCGTCCAGTTGCCGTGTCGTACTGGAAGAAAGTACTTGCGACATTCGCGATGTTATTGTGTCTTGCTCTTGTAGGAATCCCAGGGTTCGGAACCTGGGCGGCGAAAGCCGTGTTTTCCTCCCTACATGAGCGCGTATCACGGCAGGTCATCGAGACATTGGCCGAATGGATTCATCAGCGGCTGCCAGCGTGGTTAAACGACCATGTTGTGCCGCTCGTTGGTGATCTGCAACCCGTGATGCGAGCAGGTTCACTCCTTGGATTTCGCTACCGATACTGTTCTGCCTTCCTCGAGGAGGGATTGTGGACGGTGTCGCCTATCCTTGGAGCATCTGTGGCAATGATTGAAACGCTTGTGAGAGCCAGAACAGATCCAATGGGAGCATTGGGTTTGGGAGTTTTGCATACGGCCAGGAGCCTGACGCACAACTCCGCTTTGGGTCCGGTTGGCGCATTATGTATACACCTTTGGTGGAACGTGATGTCGACGCCGGCCCCAGTGACAGATGCATTTGGCGATTTTGCCCGTGCGTACGTCCTCGGACAGCTTGTGAACACTGGAAATAGGGTTGGAACCATCCCCGCGGGTACTTCCCTTCCTTCCTATGTTTCGCTTGCAGAAACTGGTCCTCCCAATTTTCGTGGGTCGATCAGTCTGTCTGTTGACGGCGTAGAGTGTGGAATCGCGGAAGCCTTAGAACGGCTTTCAGACGGTGTTGGTAAGAATCGAACGTTCCCGATCCTTGCCACCAACCGTCTCTTGCATCAGCCAGCAAATGTGGAGAAGAATCTGTTGGTAGCCATACTATTCAGACTTCACAACGACCCATTCATCGGATGTCCCGGTGAGGAAGATCGGCACCGCCGTTGGGCGGAGCTTGCTGACTTGATTTGTAGGGCGGATATTTTCACCGTTGATGAACGTGTGTTTACCCTCGAAGAATGTTACAAAATGATGGGCCCCAAGGCAGCCCGACTCAAAAACGCCTTGGAAGAGTTAACGTTGGGGAGGATCCTAATGAAGGGTAAGAATGTCAATGTCAAATGGAATGAGACGCTGACTGCCCGGAAGGACGTGTGTGGCATAGAGACTATGAAGCCACGCGCGATACAAAACCTGCCCGCTGAAGTGCATGCATTGATGACACCATATTCTCGTGTGATCAACTACATTATGCATAACCGTTTTGACGGTTCGGTTTTCGTCATCGATGGAGTGCCATTCGCTGTTGTTATGGCTTGTGGATATACCGGTGCGGAGCTGTCAGCCTTGTCCTCTCACTTTGACACATCGATCTTTACGATCTTTGTGTCGGGTGATGACTCGGCTGTGTGTTTTGGAGATTGTCAAGAGAGGTTTGGGATGCCAGCGTTTGGCGAGGCTGACCAGTCGGCCTTCGACCATACGCAAGATAACGGTCCAATGAAAGAGTATCAGTTTCGCATTCAAAAGCAAATGGGTATTCCGGAGGAATTCACGCGTCTAGCGTTTGACTGCTGTTCCAGTGGTTATTATGCAAGGAAAGGACGCCTTTTCGTGAAGGGAACGTGTGGCACACAAATGCCCACAGGAATCACCACCACGACCGTTTTCAATTCGATGAGCACTGCAGCGTTTTGGATATACTGGCGCCTACAGAGGAGGACACGAGAGCTCGACCCGGTGGAAGCCGGTCGTGAGCTGGGATTTGGTGTCAAATTTGTCGGTCATGAAAATCCGAGGGACATGACTTTTCTGAAGGGGAGCTGGCATCTCTCCCTGTCGTCGATGTGGCATTGGTTACCTTTGCCATCTCTGACGATAAAACTCGGCAAGGTCATTTCTGACCCAGTCGAGATCACTGTTGTCCGCCGGGGCGGACGGAAGATCAGGTTGGATGCTAAAAGCGCCGCCATGGTCTGTGCCTATGCGCTTGCATCATCGTATGGGAATGTTCCTTCTGATTACCCAATCGTTGGAGCGTTTCTGTCATGTTTGAAACGCAATGGAACCGCACCTCGAAGGGCCCTGCGGAGACTCGAAGAAGGGTGGAAGCCGTCTGTAGACAGTTTCCATCTGGACCGGGATGGGGCCATGGATTTCATATTTGCTAGATATGGAATCACCAGGCATGAAATTCACGAAGTGGAAACAATGCTTGGAAAAATAAACTCCTT